TTTTTGAAGAGTTAAGAGAGTATTTAACTGAACAGGTAGAGATATCAAATAGAAAGTGTTTGGATGAAGAGAACTTTAAACTTCCTGCTTTCAATGAGTATCAAGCTTATCAGAGAGGTATTCAAAAAGCTTTAACAAAACTATATAATTTATTACCTTGACCAAAGGAGAAAGTAACATGAATGATGAAGTAAAAACAGAAACAACTGAAACACCTGTACAAGAACCTACCCAGGAGACTGTACAAACAGATACTCAACCAAAAGCATTTGAGATTCCGACCGAAGCTCAAGACGTAATTGGAGAGGGTAAAAAGTACCAGAGCCCAGAGGATGCATTAAAGTCTGTTCCTCATGCACAGAAACATATTGAGACTCTTGAGTCTGAACTTGCTACTGTACGAGAAGAACTAACTAAGCGTCAAACTACTCAGGAACTTATAGATGAATTAAAGTCTGGAGTTCAACCTCAAGCACAGACCGTGCAAGCAGGAGAACTTAATCAAGATAATGTGATGGATTTAGTTAATCAAACTATTGCAACAAGAGAAGCAAAAGCTAAAGCAGAAACTAATGCTAATTCAGTAGCTGCAAAGTTTACTGAACAGTATGGTGATAAAGCTGAAAATACTTACAACTCTATTGCAAAAGAACTTAACTTATCCGTTAAACAACTTAACGAGCTAGCAGCAGCTAGCCCAACAGTAGTATTAAAAGCAGCAGGTTTATCTGCAGCTAAAGCACCAGTAGCTAGTTCTAGTGGTGATATTAATACTCAAGCTTTAGCACAACATGCTAAACCAGCAGAACTATCTGCTAAGGTAGCTGGTGGTTCTACTAAGGACTTACTAGCAGCATGGGGAAATGCTAAGGCTAAAATTAATCAGTCTTAAGGAGACTTAAAGAATGGCACATTTAACAGAAAATACAACTGCGTTCATTGAATCGCAACAGTATTCTCAGTTTATTCTTGATAATTTACACGACTACCTTCTTCCAGAAGGAATGTATCGTGATGTAACAGACTTCGGTTCAGGTACAACACTAAACATTAAAACAGTTGGTACTGTAACACTTCAAGATGCAGCTGAAGATACACCATTAAACTTTACGAACATTGACACAGGTACTATTACTCTAGGTATTACTGACTATATCGGTGATGCATGGAAAGTAACAGATGACCTACGTGAAGATGGTTCACAAGTAGATACACTTATGGCTATGAGAGCTATGGAGTCTACACGTTCTCTTGGTGAAAACCATGAAACACGTTTCTTAGGTACAGCTAATGCTGGTCAAACAGCAGCAGACCTTAACCTAGTTAACAATAGACCACATAGATGGATTGCTGGTGGTGATGCAGCAACAACAAGAAACATTGTTCTAGCTGACTTTGTATCTATGAAACTAGCGTTTGACAAAGCTAATGCACCTGCAGGTGGTCGTATTGCTATTGTTGACCCTATCGTAGAAGCAACTCTTAACACATTAATCTCACAAACATCTGTAGTTAATAATACTCCGCAATTCCAGGGTGTTCTTAACGAAGGTTTTGCTAGAGACCATCGTTTCGTAAGAAACATTATGGGTTGGGATATCTATACTTCTAACTTCTTACCATCACTTACAGCAACAGAAGCTATTAACGGTGCAGCATATGACCTAGCTAATGATACAGCTGAAGTTGGTGATAAGGCTAACATCTTCATGTGCGTAGCAGATGATTCATGTAAGCCTGTTATGCATGCATGGAGACGTGCTCCGCAAACAGAAGGTTGGAGAGACCAAGAAGAAAGAGCTGATAAATATCAGGTTACTTCTAGGTTTGGGTTTGGTGTTCAGCGTGCTGATACACTAGGCGTTCTATTAACTGATGAAGCAACTTACTAAGGAGAAAAGTTATGACTATTGAAATGGCTCCAGTTCGTGGCGTTGCAAATCATTATGGTACTCGTACTACTAAAAATAAATATGGTGGTCAAGAGTCTACTAAAATGGGCGTAGTTAAGTCCGCAGAATGGCACTTCTCATATGATGACTTGCCTGCTGCTCTTAACAGCAACCTACCACAAGTAATCCCGGCAAACGCATCTATTGTGTCTGCTACTCTTTATATCGATGAAGCATTTACATCTACTTCTACTACTACTGACTTAACAGTTGGTCTTGAGCAGAAAGATGGTACTGATATTGACGTTGACGGTTTAGTCGCAGCTGCTGAGGCAACTCAAACAGCTATTGGCACTGCTGGTAACGTTGTTAACGGTGCTGGTGCATTAGTTGGTAAAGGCATTGGTGCAAATCCAGGTCAACTTATCGTAGATAAGTCAGCTGACGATTTGTTAACTGGTAAAGCAAG